TTATTGTGAGATTGAAGAATTGAGTTATTATGAAACAGAGTGTATAAAAATATATCATTCTCATGTTACTGAAAATGGCTACAATGTTTCTCCGGGCGGTAATGCACCCATGAGAGGAAGAACTGGCGAAAATAATCCTAATTTTGGAAGCCATCGCTCTGATGAAACCAAAGGAAAAATGAGCCTTGCGCAATCTGGAGAAAATCATCCTAATTTTGGAAAACATCCTTCTGATGAAACTAATGGAAAAATAAGTTTCGCCCTATCTGGAGAAAATCATCCTAATTTTGGAAAGCATCCTTCGGAAGAAACTAAGAAAAGAATGAGTGACTCTAATTCTGGAGAAAATAATCCGATGTTTGGGAAAACAGGAGAGAATAGTCCTAATTTTGGAAGCCATCGTTCAGATGAAACTAAGAAAAGAATGAGTGGCGAAAATCATCCTAATTTTGGTAAAACAGGCGAGAATAGCCCTCTTTTTGGTAAAAAAGGAAAGAATGCATCGTCGAAATATTTTGGAGTTTATAAGCAAGGAAAAAGTTGGATGGCTCGGACAGGAAATGTGTATATAGGCTGCTCTAAAGACGAAGTTGAAGCAGCAAAGATGTATGACAAGTACGTGATAGAAAACAATTTACCTAATCCTTTGAACTTTCCATAAAATTACCCAGACAAATCAGAAAACTAAGTCTTCTTGCAAAAGGAGGCTTTTTTATTTATATAAGAAAGGAGGTAAATTTTGACAACTTTCAGCGAAATCTACGACAATTTTCTTGCGAAGATTCAAGATTTCAGATTAACAAATCTTTACAATTTAAGCGTGGAATCATTTGAAACATTTTTGTCCACGTGGCTATTTTCAGCCATACCCGAGTTCGGCATCTGCGATCAGTCCCTGGCTTATTCTAATTCCGCATTCTCAGAAAATTTGACTCCAAAAAACATAGATGTTTTAGCAACGTTGTTAAAAAAGAGATGGTTAGAGTGGGAGGTCAATAACGTAGCTCAGATGGAAAATTTTGTCACCGATCGCGATTTTAAGATGTATTCCAACTCTGCTAACATGCAAGCAAAATTAGCGCGCTATCGTGAAATGAAAGAGGAGGTTTCTCAGCGTCTCGTGGATTATGGGCTGAGAGACTCAGACATGTGGACTAATTGGTTGGCTGGCGTTTTCTACTCGTCATAAGGGAGGCAAAAATGGTATATAATTATAAATTCCTCCCCGATTCTAATGGAATAAATAAAAGTGTAAAAGATGCTTATATAGAGAGTTTTCAAGAAAGTTTAAATCAACAATTTTATAATTCGACCGACTGGTTTACAATTACAGAAGAAACATCTTTGGCTTCTGGGGCAATGCAGGATGTTGACGTTAGAATTACAAAATCTCTCGATTCAGTCACGGGATTAAAATTGTCGGATAACTGGAAAACACTATTATTCAAAGACCTTGCTCATTCAGTTTCATTGGGAAGATTTTATTATTTTGATAGTAGCTGGTGGTTAACGGTCAACTCAACATCAATAAAAAGTTTAACTTCTTCAGTAATGGTACGACGTTGCAACAACGTTCTCAGGTGGATAGACACTGATGGCGCTTATTATGCCGTTCCATGTGTCTTGGATACTGAGAAGATTCCAACTGGCAACAAAGATTTAATGGGGGTAAGCGCTGCCGTCGTGACTCCGATGGGGCTGCTTGATGTAAAAACTCAATATAATTCTTCCACCAATAAAATAAAACCTAATCAACGTTTTTTATTTGGAAACCCGGATAATTGGATTGCGTGGAAAGTAGCGGGTGGGGGAATCGTCAATTTTGATAATCTTCACACCGAATCTAATACTAGCCAAGGAATTATTGAATTTACACTGGAACGTAATTATGATAATGTTCATACTGATGATCTAGTAAATGGTGTAGCGCGCGCAATAGGAGACAGTTACGCGATTACTTTGAGTGATTCTACAATTTCATCAACGGTTGCCACAACTATTCAATTAGGAGCAGTTGTAAAACTCAATGACGACGTTGTTGATCGGACTGTCTTGTGGACAAGTAGCAATACTTTGAAAGCCAGAGTCTCATCTACTGGCTTAGTAACTATGGTAGCCGCTGGTACTGCAACAATTACTGCAACCTTATCTGGAAATTCATCCATTACATCAACCTGCGCAGTAACAGTCTTATCTACTCCAACATCAGTTTATCAAATTGTGGTAACTCCTGATGAAAATTATATTCTAGAAACCGCTATTCAAATCTTTGATGTTAGACTCTGGCTTAACAATGTAGTTCAAGCAGATACGTTTACGTTTACGGTTGCTACTAACACAATTCCAAGTGGGCATTACACGTTTGCTGTATTAAGTTCTTATACTTTCTATGTTCAAAATGTTGCCAAATATATGGACGAACCTGTAATTATTCACTGCGCATCTGGAGTTCACACCAAAGATATAACAATTAATCTACGTGGAGCATGGTGAAAATATGCCAATATTAACAAGTAGTATAGGAAGTGGTGCTTATAATCATTTCACAGAATTTGCAAATTTCTCATATAATTGTGTAAATTATTTAATAAATAATAATGAATTGGTGTGGAAATTGCTAAAATATGATTCTAGCGACGCGTGGGATAAAACCGATCTAACTAGGGCTGAAAAAGGAGCGTTGATTTATGGAGGGGAAGAAGACGGTTCTGGATTTAAGGTTTTTATGGATGTTGGTATTCCCGATGTGTGGACAACACAGGGAACAATCCTGAGGGTTTCTCCTCTAACGGCAATTGCAAAAAATAGAACAGTTGCTATGGTGGGAATGTGCTTCGAAGTATATTCTCATTACAAGGTTAACACTTTGTCAAATTATACTACTAGGGTTGACACAATTATTCAGCAACTTTTAGAAACCATGAACGGGGTAGAAATGGGCGGATTGGGGAAAATGTTCTTTGACGCTTTGAGAGACCAGAATGATAAGCTTATGGAAGGCGGAAAAACCCCATTTAAAGGAAAGAAGATATATATGTCAACTAATACCGCCTAGAGGAAACAATTGTGAAAACATATGATATTTATACAACGTTCGATGACCCGATTCCATACAAAAAACTCTTATTTCACCCGGTTTCCATAAGAAAATCATTTATTTTTAGCGCTGTTTCTGAGATTTTATTATTAGAAAAAAATGCAGATAAAAATTTATCGCCAGAAGAAAAAATAAAAAGAATCTCAATGGGTTATCTTGATTTTTTATATTCTTTGGCTACTGAAGAAAACCAGTATATTTTAAGACTGAAAGTTCTTCTTTCATTGTGTTTAAAAATGGATGAAAAAAAAGACAATACTCGGATGGGATATGATAAAGACAACAAAGCCGTTTTTGAAATAAATGGAGATATATATAACGGAGCAGATTTTGAAGAAATGCGAAACATTATTTCTGAACAAAATATGTTGGAACTCCCTGATGAAACCATTCAAAAGGAACTGAGGGATAAGCTAGAAGAAGCGGAAAGATTCAAGGCAAAAATGAAGGGTGGGGTGAAGATGGGGTCGTTAGAAGACCTTCTCATTTGTGTTATGATATCCGCTTCTTTTGCAAAGATAGAAGATGCTTATAGTCTATCTATTAGAAAATTCAGAAAAATTCTTGACAGGGCAGATGCCAAATTGTCATATCAGATTTACACTATTCTTAGTGGAACCGTTGATTTTAAAGATAAATCAATACTCAAACATTGGATGGCTGACCTTAGTAAAAAGAAATATTCTGATGTTATGGTAAGCACCGAAGAAATGGTTTCTAAGGGCTTAAAACAAATATAAATTTTAGGAGGAAAGAAAAATATGACCGAAAAATTTTTAGTGTCTGTGGGCGATGTTCGTGGCTATGATTCTAATCAAAATCTACTTTTTGTTGGTAAGACATTGATTGATTCTAGTTTTGAACAAACTCTTGGCTCAACACCTATTCGTGGTGGTAAAGGAAATGCTCTTCTGAATGTTTACTATCACACCGCCGAAGTTAAATTGACTATTACTGATACACAATGGAACTTGGCTTTTATTGCTGCAAATGTTGGTAAGTCGATTGTGACTGGTGCAAATATATATACAGAGGAAACAATTACTTTGGGTGCTGCTGGAACTGGAACGGTTACAGGAACTCCCATCGCCGTTACTGGTGCGGTTATTTATGGTTGGGTAACTCATGTTGATGGAACGTATGAAAGAGTAACATTTAGCACCAAAACTTGGGCTACTTCTTCTGGAGCGTCGGGAGACGTTATTTGTGTTCGCTATTATGCATTGGATGCCGCAGCTTCACAAGTTACCATTCCTGCCAACGTAGTTCCTTCACATATGCGTATTGAAATTGATACCGAATTAGCAAGTAGCTCAGAAAGTTCAACAGCCATAATTGGCAGTGTTCAAATTGTTGTTCCTTCTGCTCAAGCATCCGGTGCGTTTACCATTAGCACAAAGTCTGACGGCGTTTCAACAAGCGCTTTGAATATGAATGCTTTGAGAAACGTTGATTCTTCAAGTGCTTCTTGTACATCTGATCCTTTTTATGCCACAATTACTGAGATTATAGATTCGACAAATTGGTATGATGATGTTATTGCTTTGGCTATTGCGGGTGGAGATTTTGAACTTGCTACAACTCTTGCAACTAAACAGTTGGTTGTTTGGGCAATCCCATCAACTCTTGGTAAATCTGCATTTCAAGCGCCTCTTGCTGATCTAACGTTTACTTCTGGAACCGTTGGTGCGGCTACAGTTGGTGAAAATACAGGTCTTGTAACCGGTGTTGCCGCTGGAACATCATTGATTACGGTTGTTATTACTGCCGCCGCAACGATTGATGCCTCTGCAACTGTGACCACTCCTGCTTAATTATATTTTCAATGTAGGGGAGGATAAAACCTCCCCTTTTTTATAAGGAGGAAAAATGCCAAGAAAATATGATAAGGCAGACATAAAACCTAGCGATCTTGAATTTCCGGAAAGCAATTCTAATTGGGGAGAACCAATGCCCGAAGAAGCAAAACCGGAAGTAAAAAAAGAAAAAAAGAAATTCCCATATGTTGTAGAACTTGTATCTAGTGAACATGTATGGTATAGAGATCAATCCGGTATCCTGAAAAGAATTCGTAATATCTGGAAGGGCATAAACAAAGGCGAAACTATTTACTTATAAAGGAGGGGTATATATGAATATTTTTGATGTACTCTCTCCTTTAAAATTTTGTGTTTTAATGGTAGCCATTATTGCATTGGTTTTTGTTTTGTATCTTCTTTACATAGATAAGAGGAAGCGAATTTTTAATTTGTTGTGGTTATGGTTAATTCTTAATGAGATTACAAGAATGGGTCTATTAGTTTATTTTTATAATCGTCCCCCATTGTTAGCCCTTGATAGTGGTGAAATGTTAATTATAAGTAATTATTCGTATGTAATACGACTGTATGTTTTAATAGTTATTATTTATAAGTTTATTATTGATATCAGGGATATAAAAATAAATTCCATAGTGGAGGACAGTTAATGGAGCCTATAACTTTCAATTTCAACTGGTGGTATATCATATTTGCAACCATCGCACCAATTATTTTTACATACCTGACAAATATGCTCTTGAAGTTATCCGATAAAAAAAAGAATGATGCAGACACACAAAAAACAAAAGAGGAGACGGATTTATTAAAGGCTCAAAGAGACAAAACTGCCAGCGAAACCTGGAAGGCTTTATATGATGAGATCGAAGAAAAATTGAGGGATGCAGAACAAAATAACAGCGGTTTAATATTGCAAACAAAAATTGAATCTGCCCAACAATGGAAAACATTATTAGAAAAAATAGAAAAACTCGATGAAGAAAAAAAGGTTCTAGAAAAAACAGTTGTAAGACTGGAAGCCGAATTGGAAAAAGAAAAAAGGATGAGAAAGAAAACGGAAGTGAAAATGGAATCTATTAAATCGTGGTTCTCTAGAAACGGAGAAAAACTGAAAGATAAACAATTAGAACCATTTCCTGAGTTATAATTCATTTTACATAAAATGCTGATTTTATGTAAATTTTAGGGTCAGTTAAGTATATATGATATATACACTATTATTAACAAATTTTCAAAAAAAAGGATGAAACATGGAAAAACAAGATTTTTCTTTAAACGTTCCCGAAAACGTACAAATTGCATATAAAGGGAATACAGTTGATATTAAACCATTTATTACTATTTCGGAACAAATTCAATTGATCAATAATTATATTTCGAATTATTTTCTTCCTGATGACAATAACGTTGCCATGACAAGATCAGATGAATTAAATGCTGAATATGCTTTAAAGTTGGAGGTACTGGATTTATGCACATCTATTGAAGTTGATAATAATTCAATGGTTGTTTTTTATGATGAGTTATGGAACGAAATAGAAATACATATTGTGAACTATAATGAATTTCGCGGTATCCTATATGGTATCATGTCGGAAATCAAAAGAGAACAATCTTTAGAAAAATCCATTGGTTCTGTGATTGATAATTTTTCTACGAAATTAGAGTTTGTATTAAATAAACTAAGTGAATATATTTCTGATTTCAAAATAGAAGATATTGAAAAAATCAAAGAGGCGGGACTTTCTTTATTAAAAGAGTTGGAAGATTCTCCTGTTGCCGAAATTTTCAAAGAAGTTGAAATTGGAAAGATAGAAAAAACTTTAAAGAAAGAAAAAAAAGAAAAGGTTGTGCCGGAAGAACCAAAGGTAGAATAATGTTGGGCAAACTCAAAAAAACAACTTCTCAAAAATGTCCAGATTGTGGCAGGCCGTTACAGCTCAGGACGTTTGGCATTAGAGATGTAAATGAACAAAGGGTGGAGGAGGACGAATATCTTGTTTGCTCGGCTCTTTGTGGATATAGCCAAAAAATAACTCCTGAAAAAAGAAGGAAGAAAAGAGAGAAGGAGGTGGATGATATTTGAGAACTTCAACAAGTGGAACGCCTGTTTCTACGCAAGAAGATTTACAAAAGATGATTGCCGGTATTTTAGCAGAAGCTATGCGAGAAATATCTGGAACTATTTTTAATACTCTCAAGGGATATATTATGAGAGACACTTATTCTGATGGAGCATGGTATGGAAGCATAGAGATGGGTATGGAGATGAAAGAAAATAAAACATATTTGGCTTCTAAACAACAAATTAATTTACTGACGGGGGGATCAACATCGAAGCCATCTTGGGAGTTTTTAAATAAAGCATTTAACATAAAAAATACAGAAAGAACAGCATCTCGCGTTACCGAAGAATTATTTTATGATTATGGAAGAATGACATTTCGACCCGATTTGTATCAACACGGTTCTGTTGAACTTGGTGATATGCGAGAGCATATGGCTGACATCATGAATGTGAGCGATGTTGATGATCCAAATGATCATGGAGGAAAACACCGAGAACCGTTTTGGGATAATTTTATTAATGATATTTTTGCCAATGGCGGTAATGCAATAAAACAAATTTTCGACAAAGTTTTTGCCGAATATGGAATCGTAATGTAAAAAGGAGAAAAAATAATGGATTTACAACAATTCTTGGCGTGGCTTGCAAGTGGAACTGGTGCAAGTATTGCCGCAACCTGGTTGTTTGCTCGATGGGGTTGGTATAACGGACTCGAAGAATCAATGAGGAAATTTCTACTTGCAATAACGGTTTCCTTGATAGGTCTTGCTGCTTATGGCGTAGTTTTGTTTGTACCTATTGAAACTATTCAAATGCTTTCGCCGTACTTCGCTATTGTGGCATTTGCGTTTACTAACTTTTTTGTTGGAAATCGTGCGAGTTCTTCATTTAGAAAAAGCTACCTTCTGAAACTTATACGAAAAAATAAAGGCAAGTAAATTATGAATTGAACATAGGGCGAGTTATCTCGCCCTATTTTCACTGATTGGAGGACGGTATGGAAAAATATATATATGCATTAGATTTGAGTTTGTCGCGCACAGGGATAGCAATTTTCAGAGATGATGGAGAGTTACTTTTCGTGACTCACATAGATACAAAACTTGGCGAAACACACCAAGGGAAACTAAAACTAATTGCTGAGAAACTTCTGGAATTAAAAGAAAAATATTCACCAAAAATTGTGGTTATAGAAAAGGGGTTCTATCGTTTTGCGGCTTCCACCGAAGCGGTTTTCAAAGTTCACGGCGTTGCACAATTTTTGTTTTGGGACGTGGAGCAAGTTCTGTATGCTCCAACAACCGTGAAAAAGATTGTTGGTGGAAAAGGCAATATGACAAAAGATGAAATTCGTGAAGTTGTTTCTAAGAGGTTTCCAACGATAAATTTTGCCAACAATGACGAGAGTGACGCTGTAAGCGTAGGACTTTGTTTTTTTATTAAGGAGGGCTTTTTAAAATGACTTCTGGAATATATTGTATTGAAAACAAATTAAGCGGGAAGAGGTATATTGGACAGGGACAAGATGTCGAAAAAAGAATGGAACAAAGCCGTAGAGAATGCAGAATTCTTTATTTTGCATTAAAAAAATACGGCAAAGAAAGTTTCAAGAGATATATTATTCTCTATTGTGAAGTAGAAGAATTAGAATATTATGAAACAGGATGTATAAAAATATATCATTCTCATGTTTCAGAGGGACGGGGTTATAATATATCTTGGGGTGGAGATTCGCCGATGTTGGGGAGAAATCATTCTGAAGAAAGCATAGAAAAAATAAAGAAAAATCGCGCTGATGTTTCTGGAGAAAATCATCCTATGTTTGGAAAAAGGGGTGAGGACAGTCCTCTTTTTGGAAAGCCTCGTTCCGATGAAACTAAGAAAAAAATAAGTC